CAACATAAAACAATTTATCTGGATTATAGATGGCATTTTATTACTGATCGTCAAGAATCTAATTTACATCAAACTCCTTCGACTACGTCTACGGAGTTCCCTCGGAAAACTTCGGCTTACGCCTCCGTTTTCCTCCAACCACGAGATATTGGAGAAACTGTACATACTCAGGAACGAAAACAAGGACAAGTTGCAATGTTAAATATCGATAAAACCAAAATTATAAAAGTATTTAAAATATCGAAGGATGCCGCGAAAGAAATATTACAACATCCATCAGCAATGTGCACAGCAATAAAACATTCGTCGCCATTAAATAATCATTATTGGATGCGCTGGGAAAATGTGGATGTTTCGTTACAAGATGATTATTTACAATCAAATCTTCTTCCAACTAAACAAAAAAATATAAGAGGAATAAAAATTAAACAATTGCACCCAATAACAAATGAGCTTGTAAAAATATTTGCGTCTTATACAGATATTCAAAAAGAATTGAAGATTTCAGTTAAAAAATTGAAAGAACTAATAGAGAACAATGAAATATACCAGGGAAAATATAAATTTAAACTTTTTTAATCTAGGGGATGTGACGGAGCGGAACGCGTAGTTACAGACCCAGAATACGGAACGCTAGTGGAGTTGGAAGAAAACGGAGGCGTCAGCCGAAGTTTTCTGAGGGAACTCTGTAGACGTAGTCGAAGGAGTTTACATTATTTACAAACAACCCTAAATTTGTAAATAATTATTGTTATATCAACAATTTACTCATATCAAAATTGTCCTTCATAAATGAAGCCAAATAAGAGTCGTGAAAGATTTCCTTTTTTCCTTCGTGATTTTTAATAAAAATATAAGAATCCTTTCTTTTCTTAATAGTCCATCCATCATTTATAGCGTTAAATACAAAAACCATTTTTTGAAACTTTTCGTTATTCATATTAATATCATATTTTTTACCTAGACTATTTTCAATATTGATTTTTATTTCCATTTTACTTATTTTGAGAAAAGTATAATTCACTTTAAACTTGTAAAATACTAAATAATATGTTTTATACCAATTACTAATTAAAAAATATAAATTAAATAATATATATAATTTTATAATATGCCATCATTCAAACCTAAACCTACTAAAAAGATAAAAATAAATAAAAAAAAATCAGCAACATTAGATGGGAAACATAGTGAATTTCTGAATGAATTTAATAAGGATGAACACGATAGGATACCTAAATTAAAAATAGAGAGAGAAGAACTGATAAAAAAAATATTTGATAACACAAATGATCAAACTTTTTCTATTGAACAAATATTAGATCAACAAGATAGAATCAATGAAATAAACAATGAAATTAAATCTACAAAATCAAAAAAAAAAGATTATTTTTTAGAAAATTCCAAATACATTTTTGATTATTTCGAAAATAAAAAAAATATATCTACCAGCACAACCACAGGGACAACTACAAATACGGGAAATAAAAATAAAATATTGGATGCTTTTTTTAAAATTAATAAGGATGAAACATTTACAATAGAAAATAAAAACAATAACATTTTCCAGAAATATCTGAGTAATATCGATGAGTCTTTTTTAGACGTTAATTCGTTTATTCGCCCGTCGGATATATGTAAATCATGTCGCAAAGGAGAATTGATACCAATGGACGATGAAGGTGTGTTAATTTGCAATATTTGCTCAGTAAATGTTCAATATTTGATAGAAAATGAAAAGCCGTCTTATAAAGAACCTCCCAAAGAAGTATGTTTTTATGCATATAAAAAAATCAATCATTTCAAAGAAATATTATCACAATTCCAGGGAAAGGAGACAACTCAAATTCAGAATGATGTTATTGAAAATTTAAAACAACAAATTAAAAAAGAACGCATCGAATATTCAAAATTGACATATTATAAATCAAAAGAATTGCTCAAAAAATTGGGATACAATAAATATTATGAACATATTAATTTTATCAAGGATAAGTTGGGTATTAAACCTCCCATCATTTCACAAGAATTGGAAGAAACATTGTGTAATTTTTTTATGGAAATTCAATATCCTTATGCAAAGCATTGTCCGGATTATCGTGTCAACTTTTTACATTATTATTATGTATTATATAAATTATTTGAACTGCTCGGAGAGAGACATTATTTGCCCGAAATTCCCATGTTGAAAGATCGCGAAAAGTTGATTGAACAAGATACTATTTGGAAAAAAATATGCGAAGAATTGGACTGGGAATTTATTACTACTATTTAGCGGGTATAGGAGTTACTTGGAGCGATCCGAAGCCTTAAGCGTAGCGAAAAGCGAGAGAACTCCTGAGACGACTATCGAATGAGTTAAAATAATATGATATTGAATCAATCATATTATTTATAAATTTATGTTATATTTCATAACACATTTTTATTATATAAAATTTTTATATAATAAAATTTTTATTATAAAAAATTTTTAGATTTTATAGCCCACCCGGGAACCCCACCAAATTGGCACCAATTCCAAATCCGGCACCGGAACGTGCGGTAACACCAATGCTAGGGATATAAGTATCAAGGATACTGAAAGTAGCAGCAGCAGTCAACGCAAGCAACAAAATTTCCTCAACATTAAGAGAACGCTTAGGAATAGCATAAGCAGCAATTGCAACCATTAAGCCTTCCACCAAATATTTAATAATCCTCTTAAAAAGCTCAACTGTATCAAACATTTCCTATATTAATAATTAAGAAAATAATATTATCAAATAATCAAAAAATAAAATAATATATATAATGCGATAAAAAACTTAAAATTAAATCCCTTAAAATATAAAATGGTCGTACAATCAAAAGAACAAACACCGTCGTCTTCCAAATATGAAAAAAAAACTACTAGCACAGGCACAGCAAATCCTAAATATGTGGATTTGTTAGAGGAGGATAAACCTGTCGCTGGACAAAAATTCACGTGTATTTCTTTTGTTTCTCCTGAAAAAATTATAAAGCAAAAAGAGGTTTTCTTTTTTGAAGAGTTCCTAAAGAAGTGGGAATTTTCAAAGAGTATGGAAAAGTTTGTTCAATTTTTAAGTTTTGTTTCTTATAAATACAAAATGTCGTTTGATGATATTACTAAAGATTACCAGGAGTTTATTAAAGAGGAACAAGACCTTTTGGCGAAATCGAATATGGAAGACGATTTTAAAACATTTATGGATAAAAATGAGGAGGATCTTGAAAACACATTTAACGTGAAACATAGTTTCCAGACATCAACACGCGGATTAAAGGTGCGAGGCGTTTATCCTACATTGGAAGAAGCTGAGTTGAGATGTAAAATGCTTAGAGAACTTGACCCGAATCACGATGTTTTTGTCGGACCTGTTGGGTTGTGGATGCCGTGGGAACCCGAAGCCTATAAGACGGGGCGTGTCGAATATATTGAGGATGAGCTCAATCAACTTATGCACGAGAAGACCAAGAATGAGGCATTCGCCAAGTCCGCTTTTGATCAGCGTGTCAAGGAAACCAAGAAAAACGCAATTGAAGAGAATATTAAACTCGCTGAAAAAACGGGAGCCACGTTGACCCAAAGCATCGATGAGCACGGCAATTTAATCAGTGTGAATAACGTGAACACACAAGAATCCTCTTTGAAAACCAATGACACTATTTCTGCAGCAGATATTCGCGCGGAGTTGTTTGAAGGTGAGAACATTATTGTGGGGAAGACAGATAATGGACAGAGCGAACTTATTAGCGGGCCTTTTGCTACTAAGAACAAGATTGAATAAGTTATAAACTCCTTCGACTACGTCTACGGAGTTCCCTCGGAAAACTTCGGCTTTTGCTACGCTTACGCCTCCATTTTCCTCCAGTTTGGAGGTTTCTGATTAATTTATAATTATATGAAAATAATTATAAATTTTATTGTTTTTTACCATTTCGTCTTTTTGACACTAATTTTTTGTCCTTGACCACGTTTTTTGGTATTATTCGGGTCGTACTTCTCATCTTCCTCGTCAGAATTTATATCTTTTGACAATTCCCAGAACTCTTTTGATCCCAATTTGAAGTCATTATGTGAATCTGCTTTATACCAAAATACTTGGTCCGTTAATTTATTCGATTTCGATCCATTATTTATTACTAAACACTCATAATTTTCAGTGCATTGATCCATCACCTGACAAAATGATTCAAATGTTGGAAACATACCAGCATAATTCTCATAAATTCGTTTTCTATTGGCTATATATGGTTCTCTTAGTAAAAAAACATAATCTATATTAGTACGAAGAGTTGGGGGAATTCCCAACGGGTATTGCATCGTGATGATTAACATTATTTTCCAATGTCTCATTGGATACCATCTTCAATTAGGTATTTCTTCCTAATATCATAAAATCTATGCTTTTTAAATGGGCATAGCATCCTCTCGGATGGGATTAGACTATATTTTAAGCTTTCATCGACGTTGATTAAACGTCTCCAGCCCACAGGCATTTAGTCGTTGAACTGCCACCATATCCTTATCATAATGGACTTAGGTGACTAGCTGCGGGTTGTCTCTATTTTATACCTTTTTACTATACCTTATGTGATTAACATAAGCCATTATAATATTTCTATCATAATTTAGTAGTATAAACCTACGAGAGGTCTCCGCAATTTGGATGTGTCGCAAATACGTTAAAAATATAACATATTCACTAGCCATTCTTTTGGAATGACTACGGCAAACATTCACCGTTCATAAATAAAAGTCGCATCATTTTATCGCGAGTCCAAGAACCATCATATAAACAATCATCCAGAATTACAAAGGCTCTTGGATCAATTGTACTGCGCTTAAATGCTTCCATCTCTTTTTTTATTTGTTTTAATACTGACTTTTGACGTTTTAATATATTTTCTATAATTGCTGTATTATATTCATTATGAATAAATAATTTTGGTACTAATTTGCCGTAAAACCCATTTCCTTCTTCAGTGCCAGCAATTACAACTCCGATTGGAATATCCTGATGATAATAGAGCAGGTCTTTTACAAGAAATGTTTTTCCAGTATTTCGTTTACCGATTAAAACGCACACAGGACCATTAGATTCGTTAGGCTTAAAGCTAATGGTTTTCATATCAAATTTTCTGAGTTCCAGACTCATTTTATTTTAATATATATAATCTTTTTATAAATTATATATATACGCATATTCCTTCGACTAAAGTCTATGGGATATAATCAGAAAACTTCGACTTCCGCAGCGCTTAAAACGCCTATATTTTCATCCAAACTCCTTCGACAGTCGTCTCCGGAGTTCCCTCGCTCCCCCGGCGCCTTCGGCTACGGGTCGCTCCAAATTTTATATATTTTGGTCATAATATAATTGAATGACTTCAACTAATTTATTCGTTTTATTTTCGGTATTTATCCAATATTCTATTTGGGTTTTTAACATAGTTAAACGTTCCACCCATTCTTTATTATTTCCGATTTTAATCATTCCTGTTTTTTTTGTAATACTCCAGCACGAATTTATTTTATCCCCTTGTTGATTTATATAGTCATCAGGATTAAAACGAATAAATATAATAGGTCTATGTCCTAAATCTTGCGATAATATCATTAGTCGTTTGTTATCACAAGAATCGCCGTATTTTTTATGCTGATTTTCATCAATTTCTACTATTATTATTTGATATCCTAAATCCAATAATAAATCTGGTCTTTTCTTTGAACAACCATTTTGAACAATCTTATCTTTTATCCAAGTACAGTCTGGAATTTCATTGGTAATATACTCCACAACCGAAAATTCTTTGGTTTTATAGTTTTTAGATATAGGTTTATCTGGAAAAGTGTAAATAAAACATCTGAAACAATATCCTTCATATTTTTCTTGAACACGTGTATTACACAAACTTGTTTTACATTTTAGATGTTTAACATCGGTCATATCATCTGTTTTACATTTTGAACAATATTGTGCTATTAACCCTTCATAATTATATGTAGGTTGTGCCTTTCCACAATTACATAAATGATGTTTAACATTTATCATTCCATCTAACTTACACATGGAACAATATTCTGGTTGTAATCCATTATAATTAAAATTTGGTTGACTTTTTCCACAATTACATTTTTTATGTATAACATCAATCATTCCATCTAACTTACAGATGGAACAAAATACGGGATTAAGCCCATCAAAATTAAATCCAGCTTTTGATTTTCCACATTCACATCTTAAATTTCTAACATCAACCATATCAGGTAATTTACAATCAAAACAATATTTTCCAACTAACCCGAAATAATTAAAACAAGGACTTGTCAATTTACCACAAAAACATCGTTTATCTGATACATTTACCATTTCATCCGTTTTACATGAATTACAATATTCCGCTTTTAACTCGATTAAATTAAATGTCGGTCTTACACCACATTTACATAATTTCCTATTAGGCTCTATCATACCATCACTTTTACATTCTTTACAAAATTTAGCTGGTAACCCTTCAAAGTTCCATCTAGGTTGAATCTTTCCACAAAAACATTTTAAATTTCTTACATCAACCATCCCATTTTCTTTATGAGTTACACAAAACACAGCACGTAAGTTTTTATAATTAAATGATGCCAATTTTCCACAATCACCATTTTTACAAATAGTCATATAATATATTACTAAAGATTATAATTTTAAGCTATTATACGAATAATATATTAAACTAAATTACTTTCTAACAATTCCTTTCTTTTTAAATACGCCTTTCTATTTTTTTCCTTTATCTTATCTTTATCTGGTGTATTTTCTTTCATTTTTTTTAGTAATGTTTCTTTATGTGTTTCATAATATTTCTTCGCACGCGACGGCGCCGTATATTTTTTGAGATGCTCTTTGGTCTCACATAATTCGTTCTCCAATACAACATTTCTCTCTTCTAACAATTTTATTTTATGTAAAAGTTCATCAATTGTCGCCGAGTTATTCATACACACTGATAATATATAGCATAATATTTTTAAATGATATTGTAAATATTATTGTAAATATTATTTTTTGTGTAAATTGTATTATTAAGGAGAAACAAGTTTAAAACCAATATAATTTATATATTATTTGACTAATGGAACCGCCGTGTCTTCAAATTAACTACGAAAAGAGGAAGAATGCCGAATTATTAAGAACCTTTCAACTACCTGACCTGACTTTTCTCTCAGATGTCCAAAATTATGTTCCTATTTATAATAGATTCTTCTCATTGAACGTAACAAATTACAACTCAATTAACCTTAATAATACGTGGTTTATTAATGATATTAAGAGTGGGATAGATGATAATAAAAATGTGTATAATTGCTCCATTAAAAATAAAAATACGAATAAAATCAAGGGGAAGGAAATATTTTTCAAAATGGCACCATTATTAGATCCATTTAAATATTTAGTTGGAAAATATGATATCACCGACCCAAAATTATTGAAATTGCCGACCTACGATTTAAACGCGTCAGATATTCATCCAAAATTTATAGAACTAAATAATTCGGCGTATGTTGACGGTTTTTTTTCGTTTTTGTCTAGCTTATTAATACATAAATATAATTTTATACATGGAGTCGATTTTTATGGTTCTTTTTTGGCAATTAAAAATGATTTTAAACTGAATATTATCGACGATTTAGAATATCTTTGTGATTCTGATTTTTTCAACAAAAATAAAAACGTGAATTTTCAAGTGGAAGAATATAGTCATTTATTAGAGAATCAATCTATTTTTGAGAATAGCCCACAAGTCCCTTTAAAAATAGATCATTCATCGAGTAATAAACCCACTTTATCTGCGAAATCTATACACGATGACATATTTGAAGATTTATTCATAGATGAATCCACATTGAATGATGGTCATTTAACATTGAATGATTTGAAGGAGTTTTCAATTGATTTGGTAGATATTACAAATTCAGCTGAATTTTGTAATTATTCTGAAAACGATAAACCTAAAACGGTAACAATATCTACATTTAAATCTGGGTCTACGTGTTCTTCAAGAACATCTCATACTTCAAATGATGAGTGTTCAAATTGTGATGAAGAACAAGGAAAAGAAGGAAAAGAAGGAGACGAAGGCGAAGGCGAAGGAAATAAAGATAAAGACAAAAAAGAATGTGAAGATGTCGATGATAGTACTGGTACTAGTAGTAGTAGTAGCGACGACAGTGACTTTGAAGAAGAGCGTGTTGATGCCACCATTCCAAAATTTCCTGTTCACGTAATTTGTATGGAAAACTGTGAAGATACACTAGACAACTTGATATTAGATGAAGAATTAACACAAGAAGAATGGTTTTCTGCTCTAATGCAAATAATTATGATTTTAATTACATATCAAAAGGTCTTTGCGTTTACGCATAATGATCTGCATACAAACAATGTAATGTATAATGAAACCGATGAAAAATATATTTATTATTGCTTTAAAAAGAAGTTTTATAAGGTTCCTACTTTTGGACGCATATTTAAAATAATCGATTTTGGTCGAGGTATTTACAAATTCGAGGGTAAATTATTTTGTAGCGACAGTTTTCAATCTGGTGAAGACGCAGCAACACAATACAATATCGACCCTTTTTTTAATGAGAAAAAACCACGACTTGAACCCAATTATAGTTTTGACTTATGTAGACTTGCGTGTTCTATATTTGATTACGTTGTAGATGATATCAATGAAATTGGTGATTTGGAAAATTGTGAACCTGTTACAAAACTTATATTTGATTGGTGTTTAGACGATAATGGTGTCAATATTTTGTATAAAAACAATGGTGTTGAGCGTTATCCTGATTTTAAATTGTATAAGATGATTGCGCGATGTGTTCATAATCATATTCCGCAAGCACAATTAGAACGTTCTGAATTTAGTTCATTCTGTATTCCCAAGAATGATGTTCCTAAAAATAAAAAGGTTATTAATATTGACGACATTCCATCATTCACATCTACTACAGAAAAGGTATAGATCGCGTTACTATCAAAAATTATAAATATAATACAAATTTATATTTATAATTCATCCACCCACATATAATTATGACTTTTGGATTTATTATTACAAGACATGTAAATTCGGAAACGACAAATTGTTATTGGAATGAATGTGTGCGATGTATTCGAAAATTGTATCCCAATAATTTAATTGTGATTATTGACGATAATAGTGACCAAACATTTGTTAAGGCTGATTTTGAATATAAGAAGATCGAATATGTAAAATCAGAATATATACAACGTGGTGAATTATTACCATATTATTATTTTTTTAAGAATCACTACTTTGATAATGCTGTTATTATTCACGATAGTGTGTTTATCAAAAAAAAAATAAATTTTGGTTATTTACAACAGTTAAATGTAAAAGTAATGCCATTATGGCATTTTGAAAAAGAAAAAAGAGAAAATTTACATAATTCATTACGAATCGTGAATAACTTGAAAAATAATAATGAAATAATAAACAATTTATCAATAGATGTACAATATGAAAATTTAGGAATGAATACAAAAATATGGCAAGGTTGTTTTGGGGTGCAGAGTTTTATAAATTATAGTTTTCTAACAACACTACAAAATAAATATAATTTATTTAATTTATTAAATGTTGTGTTGTGTCGCGCCGACAGATGTTGTCTAGAACGAATAATGGGTGTGTTATTTTTTATAGAATACCCACAATTATCCAATCAATATTCTATTTTGGGAGACATATACACGTATACGAAATGGGGGTATACATATAAACAACACTGTGAAAATACTCAAAAAAAAATAATAAATCGATTACATGTGATTAAAGTATGGAGTGGTCGTTAGAACAAACTCCTTGGAGCGAGCCGTAGCCGAAGGCGCCGGTGAGCGAGGGAACTCCGGAGACGACAGTCGAAGGAGTTTCGACTAACGTCTACGGAGTTAATCCATGACATCCCTTAAAACCCGGGATTATCTGTAAATACCGCAGGACTTGTTGACATCTCACCACCTTCCTGAATAATAGGTTTTAATTGATCAATCACGAAATTACCAGCAATGACACTAAAATAAACTAATAGAGAATCTCGTATTAATAATTTTAACGGTTTGCTTTCTTTATCCACAAATCTCATTTCTAAAAATTTAACTATTAAATAAACAAAAGAGATAATTCCCGAAATCATAAATATATTCATTTTATGAAATACAAGTGCATATTCTTATTTATATTTTTACGCAAAAATATAAATATTTTTACGCAAAAATATAAATATTTTCATTTTTGGCATATTTTATTTTCTAGACGACCTTCTTTTTCTAGACGACCTTCTTTTTTTGGAAGACCTTCTTTTTTTGGAAGACCTTCTTTTTTTGGAAGACCTTCTTTTACCACCTATTACAATAGGTTCAATATCGTGAAAATAACCTCTTGTTGCTTCCGTAATAACATAATTATTATTTTCTTCATCATCTGCTAACCTTTTACATATAGAACATTTATCGGCTAAACGATTATCATAATGATGTCCTAAATCAATCTCAGTACTACTTGTAGTTTTCGCGTCATCTATTTTCATTTTATCACGTATAGGTGTAGACATATTCTCGTTACTCATATTATTTACGTCATTATCACTTACAATCTCGGTACTACTTGTAGTCATTATATATTATATTATATATTATAATTCCATAATTTCATAATTTTTGATTACGCTAATATTTCGATATCATCTAACAATAAATCAGAAGAAGCTAAATTCAATTCAGGAAATTCAATATTATGAATATCCATACTGTCTAAATTCACGTGTTGATCGTAAATTTTTAGTTTCACATTTTGCGGTTCATCATCATCATTACCTTCACTTTCTTCCAACTTTCTTTGCGCATTTCTCATATTACTAATATCTTCCAAACGTTCGATATTTTTAGGAGCTTCAATAGGCACCTCATTATCATTTGCGTCTCTCGCCATGTCCACATCATTAAATGACAATTTGGAAGAGCTATCATTTTTTACACCACCAGTTATTATAGGAGTTGGAGGTTGTGTTTCACTTATAATTTGACTCGATTTCTGCTGTGCTAAAATTTGTTCTCGGATTTCATCTTCCTTTTTATTCGGATTTTCCACTATTTGCTCTCTAATTTCTTCTACAACATCCTCTTCTACAGTCTCATCCATGTATGCTTGTAAAATGGTTTCAATCGGAATACTATCTCTTACCGTATTTAAAATACATTCTTGAACAATCATTTCTAATTCGCGATGATTCTTTTGAATTTGCAATGGTTGTATATTCACTTCAAATAGATACACATTTTTGTAAATTTTTCTAGCAACATTCACATAAATCTTGTGAATAAAATCATCCAACTTTGGAATATTAATATCTATTTTTTTCTGTTTATTTCCAACCCTCATTGCGGTCAACATTTTCAATTGAATAATATGAACACACGTTATTAAATCTTCTAAATATCCACACGAACTTTTTTCAACTATTCGTTTTCGTTCCAATTCAATAATGTTTGCGTTCCATTTGGGAATTCTAGTAATAAAATTTTGAAATGTCATTAGATACTTGTCCATTTCATTGTTTTCGCGACATAGTTTTAAAGCTTCATCAAATATCGAACGTAGACCATCGATAATATGAGGTGTTAAAATGGTTAGCAATCTCGACCCCCATTCATTTTTTGATTCGTGTAGACTTGAAACATTAAAATCATCCATTTTACATGAATGAAATATTTTCTAAACTATAATCTAAACTCATAAACATGAAATTTAAAATGAACATTATTAATAATTTCTCGTTTCTAAACTCTTTGCGTATCTTGTTAAAGGCAAATAACAATTCATATCGTTTTTGTTCAGAATCCTTTTGAAGCGATGGAGTCGGTAGATCATCAATATATCTCTTATATAACTCTGAAAATATACTCTGATTTTCCAATAATTGGATTAAATCTAATCCGCTGTAACCCTTTTCATACATCTTGGAGGAAAATGAAATCAAATCAGTATGTGATATTTTATCTTTCGCCATTTTTAGTAATTCCTTTTTTAACCATTCAGACCGCTGGAGCTTAACATCTTTCAACTTAAACGTTTCTGCAATATTATATTTATATAAATTTATAATCGTTCCATTATGGAGTGGTTCCGGAATATATATCTCACAAAATCTCGATAAAATGGGTTTCAACAATTTATATTTATCCTCTACAATAATAAAAAAACGAGTTGTATGACTAAATAATTCGATACATCTTCTTAGGGCTGACTGTGCATCAATCGTTAATTTGTCAGCATTCAACAAAATAATGCTTTTAAATATATCTCCACCGTTTGAGTTAATATGTGTTTTGGCGAAAAATTTCAATTCATCGCGAATAAATTTAATCCCTTTCCCGTGTGCGCAATTTACATACATTACAAATGTTTTAATGCGTTCTTTATCATTATTATATATGATGTTGATAAATTTATTCACAATGGTCCTTTTACCGCTTCCAGATTGACCGTGAAATATGATATTTGGTATTTTATGTAGATCGTAAAAATATTGCAGTTTATCCATTATCGTCTGGTGTATGACTAATGACATTAATATTAGTATTAGAATTAATATATTAACAAGTCTATTTTTTATATAAAAATAAGCGCAAATAGATTATTTTTGTATTTATGTTGGTTTTTGGTTTTCGATGTTATTATGGTTTTACACACAATCAGTTAAACTATGTGTATATGGATTTTTTTTAAATTGCTCGAGAATATCTCCAGAAATTCTCTGAACCGCAATATTTTGGTCATATGATTGCGGTGCTCTGATCGTTCCATATACTTCCTTACTCATTGGCATCTGAGGCATATTAGTCGGCACCCATTGCCTGGTATTATTACGGTCAGAATCTACACGCGCAACATTCACATTCATTTGTTGATTGTATATTTGCGTATTTCCGTGATTTGTTCTACTGACAACCGATTTTTCCTTCGATTCATTGTTATATTGATTATACGCCGCGGCATAATTCATATCGCCCCACGCGGAAGCCGCACCACCAACACCGCCAATAGAACTACAATTTGTGGTATCGCGCTGATTCGCAATGGATTGTTGGTCACTTACTACATATGCGCCCTCTTTTTGATTTCCTACATAGAAATTGGGAGCATATAAGGTGGTTTCTTTTACGGTGGTTGGAGCAGTATCTTTCGGATTTAACAAATAACTTTGAGGCACAGTGGTTCCACCGTCTCCGTAAATGCGAACATTGGAGCTGAATTCTTCCTTTCGGGTTGG